TCTCAAAGTTTATGGTATTTAAGTGGAAGTGGAACTGGTGAAGCAGCTATAACCCTAAGATATACAGGATCAGCTTATGTTAGTTCTTCTTATTCGGGTTCAATAATTGATCCTTATTATCAATATGCCCATTTAGATTTTTATCCTGATGTAAGTAACACAAATGAAACAGCTAGTGTTTATTTACCATTTTTTAATGGGGATTGGTGGTCTGTAGCAATAAGCAGAGATGACAATACTTCTGATAATTTTACATTAAGAGCAGCTAATAAAATATATAAAGGAGGAGATAATGGTACTTCTATAGGATTTATATCTTCCTCAACTATTAACGTAGCCTCATCAAATAATGTTTGGAGACACTCTACCCAAACTAGTTTCCTCCCCTCACCTACTACAATATTATCTACATACACCCCACTCTCAGGCTCCCTCCAAGAAATAAGATATTATACAGTCCCTATAATTGAAAGTGTATTTAAGGATTATACAATGAACCCTCACTCAATTGAGGGTAATACAATAAATAGTTCACCTGATGAATTGTGCTTTAGGGCCCCTTTAGGAGGAGAACTTTATACAGGATCAACTTCAATCCACCCTAAAGTAACAGGCTCATGGGCTGTAACTCAATCATTTACTAGTGATAGTAACTTTTATTTTAATACAACACCAACATTTATACCTAATGTAGAAACATTTTTTGCAGATCAACCAATAGCAGGTTTAAGAAACATAGTTAAAGATAAAATTAGAATTGAAAATAATGTAATACCAAGTGGTGATACATTATCCCCGTTTATGTCATTGTCTCAAATGCCAAATGTGTCTCAAAGCTATACTCCGGGTATAAATTATTTAGAGGTAGCATTTTCTCCTACAAATGAGATAAATGAGGATATAATGGACCAAATTGGATATTTTAATATGGGAGACTATATTGGTGACCCAAGACTAAGATCATCTTCTGCTGTTACATACCCTGATTTAGATAATTTAAGAGATGATTATTTTGAAAAATATACAAAGAATTATAACTTAAAAGATTTTATACGTTTAATAAAGTTTTTTGATAATTCACTATTTAAAATGATTAAAGATTTTGTACCTGCACGTACAAGTCTTGCCTCGGGTGTAGTTATTAAACAACATCTACTTGAAAGAAATAAATACCCACAACCACAAATGTCTTTTGAAAATAAGATATATACTGCTTCAATTGATATGGTTGAGATTTCTGGTGGTGCTGCTGGTGTATTTAATGAATTTAATGATATAAATAATAGATTTGGCATAACACAAAGTTGGAATGAAACAGTTGAATATTTATCTGGCTCAATTACAACATTACATGATTCACAAGAAGAATTCTATAATGGAGAATTAAGTGGTTCACATATAGTCATCACAACCCAAAACCTAAACCCAGGATGTGATCCTTATAAAAAAATTAATCCAAGAGCTATAGAATATAGTGGTGTAAGAATATATAGTGGTAGTGAATATAACTTTGGAGAATTTATAGATAATAATAACTACCCAACAAATGGATATGTATCAATGTGGTATCAAGAAGCAAGTGACCCATCTCTTCCTGTACCACCTGTAGATCAATAAAAACAAGTTAATGGCAGACGGAATAGTATATATAAAAATAGCTAAAATAGATAAGAATGGGGTTAACCAAACTAACACCCTTCAATCTCTTAACCAAGTAACAATCCCTTACTCTACAGGTAATATAACTTACAAAGTTCTTAATATAACTGAACAATCTACTTTTTTCCTATATTATGTAGATCCTGCGGGTGTTGAGTGGGCAGATAGAGCTGAGATTAAATATGATTTTACAGGATCTTTAATTTCAAGACCATCCCCATCTGGAGAAGGAATACGTAACCCTGATTATATAAATGTTAATATAGAAACAGATAATTTAAGTTTTTGGAATACCCTACCAATATCAGGATGGAGAGATTCTAAAGAACATTTCTATGAAATTTTAACTTACCCTCAAAAGAACATAAATATAAGAGTTACTGGCTCCATTTCCTCAGGAAATACTAGTACTGATACTTTTAATATAATTTTAGCTGCTGAAGATGCTACAAATGGAGGACAAATACCCGTAGCAAATCAATCTTGGGTCCCTAACACAACAGCAACCCAATCTTTTGATTTAAGTTATACTTTTACCCCACCAAACCTCCAACCAGGAGATAGAGTTTTTGTATATATAACTAAAACAGGAACAGACCCTATTACCCGTTATGATTTTCATGGAACTTCTTCCTTTTTTATCTCCTCCTCAGATGCAACAGGTCAACAAGTTGGATTAGTTCCTGAACCATATTTTGGTTCAAATGACTTTCAAAGATCACTTGATTGCCAACCATTATTAAATAATGTTGATACAAATAGAAGACATAACTTATATCAAGACGTTGATTATTCTGCTGGTATAAATGAGCCTACTAATTTTGATTTATTAATAAGTGGAAGTGCCTTAAGAGCAGAAGTACAACTTTCAAATTACACAACTCGTAGACATGTAATACCACGTTATGAAGGTTCAAAATCAACATCTCAAAAGTTAAATAGATGGTCTAAAGGAGATACTGGAACATTTGGTAAAACTCCTACTGTAGAAAGTTTAAAAACTGTTATAGCATATTGTGATTGGACAGGAGGATGGCCACCTGATAGGATGAATGCATCATCGGCCCATGTCTTGTACTTAATTGATGCTGACGGTAATATTGGAGTACCTAACACCTCAGAAAATTCTTTACCGAATGTACAAGGTTCTTTTCAAACAGGTGAAAGATTTAGAATTTCCTCTAAAACGATTGGTTCTGGAGAACCTGATCAATTTAGAACAGTAATTAGAGGTGGTACAAGAATTGAACCTATTTTAACTACTCAAAGCGGTAGCGCCCCTAATGCTTATTTTAATACAACAATGAGTTTTGAAGATATAATTCCTTCTAATATAGGAAACGTTGGTAATTACCAATCTACTTCCACACCTCCCTTACAAAATGCTACATCAAATACCTGGAATCTATTAAATTTTACTTATCCAACACTAGGAACTATTATTGGTACAGACAGCAAGTATGAAGTTCCTTCAGGAGTTATAAATGATGGAGTGAATTTAAAAGCAAACTTTAACCGTACTTTTGAATCAAATGATGCAACAGGTGTAGGTTTATATGAATTATCCTACAGAATTGTTAAAAAAAGAGGAGGTAATTATGTTTATTACCCTAATGAAATTGGAGAAACAGTATTACTTACAGGTTTTACAAACCTCTCAGATATAATCAGTTTAACTGTTGATATTCCTGTTACTGAACTTGCTACAGGTGATGAAATATATGTAGAATATTTTGAAAAATTAGTAGGTAGTGGAAAAACCTTAGCATTCCCTAATGGAGCAGGATGGTTTAAAGTTACCCAATACCCATCACCTACTTCCCCTGTTACCTCTTCTGGGGTAAACTCATTATGGAATTGGGGTGATTCTATTAATTATCCATATATTATTACAAGTTCAAATCCTACCTTAGTTGATCTTTTTAATGAAACAGCCAAACAAACTGATATCCCAGGATCAGGTTTTGAACCTTTTTCTTTACCTTTTTTAATAAAGTATGGAGATGAATTTAGATTTGAAGGTAGAGAAGATTTTACTTATATGGTTAAAGAAATATATGCTCCTTACGACTCTGGTTCAAGAGTTTTTCAAACAGGTTCAATTGAAGTTCATTTTAGTGAAAATTTACCTGTAGATGTAAGTTCTAGTAATTTTAATCTTGATAATTTTCTTATTAGAAGATATGTAGATGATGCTTCACAAATTATATTTGAAGGATTTAAACCACTACAATCACAAGGCCCCTTTATTTTAACCCCTGAATTTTCTACATCTGAATTAGATACTAATATAGATAATATTATTACAAATCTTAAAGAAAGGGGATTAATAACTGGTGAAGAAGGAATATAATATTAAATAAAATTTGGAAACCGTAATATTTATTAACATATTGCAATAATAATTAAAACATAAAATGGGATATTTAAATAACCAAGTCGTAACAGTTGACGCTATACTAACTAAAAAAGGGAGAGAATTATTAGCTAAAAATGATGGCTCTTTTCAAATTACACAATTTGCTTTAGCAGATGATGAAATAGATTATACCCTATATAATCCAACCCACCCCTCAGGATCAACATTTTACGGAGAAGCAATTGAAAATATGCCCCTACTTGAAGCATTCCCAATTGAAACCCAAATAATGAAGTATAAATTAGCTACCTTACCAAGAGGTACAGCTAAATTACCTGTACTTGATTTAGGTTACTCAGCTATAACATTAAAACAAGGTGCTTCACTTGCAATTACTCCTCAAACATTAAATTTCCTAGGAAATGCTACAGCATTTGAAACTAGTGGTTATGCTGCTACAATTTCTGATACTAGATTAATGTCTACATTTGATGGAACAGGAATCAACACCGATGCTGCCCAATCATCTAACACATCTACTACTACTTTAGGAACTAATGTTTCAAGAACAGTAATAGGATCACAATTTAATTTAAGAGCAACAACTGTTAACACATTATTTGGAACAAATACCTCACTATCTTCTACTATTACATTTGTAGGGTTAGACAGTGGTGCAAGACTTACCATTCCTGTAACAATAAATAAAACAATCATTTCATAAAAATATAATATGTCATTTAAGAGATTAGATCCTGAAGATTTTGTAGTAAGTAGCGATTCAGTTACTTCTACCTTATGGTCAACTGGTGCCCCTACATTAACACAATTTTTTACATCTTCTGTACAAGAAGCAGGATCATCAGGAGATTATTATTTAGCTGTTTATCAAACATCTTCAACTTTAACTTCTGCAACTCCCCAATTTGAAATTGCATACGCTGATTCTATGGGAAGTGGTAGTGCATTATATAATTCTATAGTTCCTGGCAAATCCCCATCAACATCTATATACGGTCAATACAGAGCTTTAATATTAGAAGATGAAAATGCAACCTTTACTTTTGGTTCTAGTACAAATATTTTAACTGCAACTCATTTTTGGGTTATGTCTATTGATAGAGCTCAATATAAAGAAAGTTTATTTCCTGGATCCCTTAATCTTAAACTTTCTGGATCAAATGGTATAGTTAACTTAACAGATGATTCTCAAGATAATCCTGTTAATCAATTTTTAGGTTCCTCTAGATACTACCAATTAATTTCAGGATCAAATGGTACAGCGGGTTCATTAGCAAATAGTGGATATGTAGCAAATTCAGGCTCATATGGATTAGTATTCCCAGATTTAGGAACTATTATATTAAATCCTGATGCTATCTCCCAATCAATTCATGTTGATACACTAAGAAATCCTGCTCTTAGTAATACAGATAATAACCCAAGAATTTTATATAATGCTATAAGTTTAGGTGAATCATTTGCATTAAATTCTGAAGAAACAATTACCTCAGACTACATATTTGTTAGATCAAGAAATAGTGAATTTAACTACTCAGAAAATCCATCATTTATATCTGGTTCAACAGGAGAAGTAATATATGATAATTTTATTAATCATCCTCAAGTATATGCAACTACTGTAGGAATGTATAATGATAGTAATGAATTAATAGCTGTAGCCAAATTATCAAGACCTTTATTAAAAGATTTTACTAAAGAATCATTAGTTAGAGTTAAACTAGACTTTTAAAATGAATGAGTGTATACAAACCCTTTATAACTTCGGACGTTGTTGTTTCCCCATTTGAGGTAAATAAATCTTTTACTTTTAAAGGTGAATCAGAATTTACATCTTCTAATGTTTCTATAGATAGATATATAGGGCAAAACATACCTACTTCAATATTTGTTTCTGGCTCTAATCCAACAGGTCAAATAAATATTCAAGATAAAAAATTAATATATGATTCAATAAAAGAATTATATTACTCTAACTATATAGGCAGAGATGATGGTGCTTTTGTAAATACTGCTTCATTTAATAATGACACTACAATAACAGGCCCTGCTTACACACCAAACTATTATAACTATTTAACTACTACTTTATTAGCAAATAGATATTACCCTACAGGTTCTAGTGAAATAGTAGGAATAATTTCGATCCCTTCTAACCTATATGGAGAACACATAAAATTAAACTCATGCACAATATCAATCCCTGGATACTCAATTTCAGATGATGGGAATGGTAATATGCTTTTAAACTCAGATAAAGTAGGAGATATAATATATGAACATGGTATTATAATTTTAACCAGTGAAGGTGTTTCTGGGAGTAATGATGGTTATGGCTTTGTTGATTATGGGAGTGCTATTTATGGAGAAGGTGACTCTACATTTATAAATGATTTTATTACAAACTCAAACATCACTTGCTCATTTGAAAGTACAGTAACAATATACGAATCACAATATAAATGTACACTACGCCAAAATGAATTTAACTTTACCCAAAACCCCACAATAATATCAGGTAGTTCTACAGATAGTACCTTATATAACTTTGCTACAGGTTCATACTTTACACCATATGTAACTACAGTAGGAATGTATAATAATGCTAAAGAGTTAATTGCGGTAGCAAAATTAGCACAACCTCTCCCAATATCTCAAGTTACAGACACATCAATACTTGTCAACTTAGACTTATAAAATCATGAACTGGACATACGATAAAAAAGAAATTGAGGATCTCTCTCAATTCCCTAACAATACCTTTGGGTTTATTTATAAAATAACCCACATTTCTACTAATAAATCATACATTGGTAAGAAAGTATTATTTCATAATCGCAAAGTAAAATTAACTAAAAAGGATTTATCCTTATATGAGGGGGTAGTAGGTAGAAAACCTGCTTATAAAATAGCAACAAAAGAATCTGATTGGAAAAAATATTGGGGTTCAAATAAACCATTATTAGAATTATTAAAAACTGAACCTAAAGAAAATTTTACTAAAGAAATTTTAAGATTTGCTCCAACTAAAAA